ATTTTTCATTTGATGAATAAGTAGAAGTTAATTTTCCACTAAACGAATCATCAGCATCAGATCTTAAGAAGCTTCCGCTATCAATAGAATCAAGAGTTGTTGCGTTGACGTTGGTTAAGTTTGCACCACTAGCAGCAGGTAATGTTGATGGGAAACGAGCATCAGGAATAGTACCCGAAGTTAAACTATTTGCACTTAAATTGGTGAGATCAATTGACTGCCAACTGTTATCACCTCTTAAGAAGTTAGAACTAGAAGCTGTACCACTTCCAAGTCTTGCTGTTGGTACGGTTCCAGATCCTAAGTTTGAAGCGTTTAATGCGGTTAAACTTGCGCCTGACCCGTCAAATGATCCTGCTGTTAATACATTTGTTGAAGTGTTGTACGAAAGTTGTTGACCACCATCTGTATATACAGTGGAGTTATTAGATGCAGCACCACTAATCAATACTGGGTAATATGTCGCATCACTATTTGTATTAGTTATCTTGATACCACTAGGAGTCCTGTTGGGATTAATTGTTCCAGTAGCTAAATTTGTAGCGTTTAATGCAGTTAAATTTGATCCATTTAATGCTGGCAATGTGCCGCTAGAAATATGTTGTGGGTTGATGTTTGTAATACCGCTACCACTACCTATGAAATTTTTTCCACTAGCAACTTGAATATGCTCTGAAGAAGTCCAAGCATCTGTTGAATTAACCCAATTCCATGTCTTATCTGTTGCGCCCTTAAGAGTTATACCTCCTCCATCTGCGGTGCTATCAGTAGGAGTTGAAACCTTGCCAATTTCAATGTTTTTATCTTCTACTTGAAGTGTTGTTGAATCAATCGTGGTTGTTGTGCCATTTACAGTGAGATCTCCACTTATCGTTAAGGCTCCTGTTACGGCACAGCCTGTTGAATTTGTCTCGAATCGCTTTGTTCCTCCTTGGTATAATTCCGCACTTGAAACAGGAGTGGAATCATTACTCCAAAGGAATTTAGCTGCTACTTGATTACCAGTATCAGAAGCATCAAAAATAATACTTCCATTTTGTTTTGCCCTAAGATATGTTGTTCCACTACTGTTCGTCTGGTCAATAATTAGATTCGCACTATCATTATAAATTTCATATCGGGGAGAACTTCCAAGTAAAATTTTCTCTGAATTACCTAACTGAATAGTTCCTGCTTCTAAAGTTCCAGTTATATCTGCATTGCCTGTTGTTGTGATAGCACCTGTAATAGTTACTCCAGCACTTGTTGTTTCTAGTCTTGTTCCTGACCCTCCTTGTCCATAAAGCAGTTCTACATTTTGATCACTCCCAGAATTTTCATTGCACTTAATCCAATAGTTAGTAGTACCAGAAGAGTTATAGAAAAGAATATCGTTACCAGAACCCAGAATTAAATCCTGTTCGACAGACTGAACATACAAAGGAGTATTTCTTGCGTTAACTATTGCGTAAGAAGATTCTTTAGCTATTTCTAAGTTTCCATAGCTAGGCCCATCACCAAACCATGCTTTAGCCGTTGCACCGCCAGAAGTGTTTGACTTAAACCAGAGAAGATCTTGTGACTTATCCCATAAGACATTTTTACCTTGACCAGTAATTTGAATATCACCATCAAGAACTCCTTGATTTCCATCCGAGGAAATAGTTAAATCTGTTCCTGTACCAAAAGTTGCCTTAGTGTTATCCGAAAACTCTAAAGCGTCATCGCTTGCATCAAAAACAATATGTACGTTGGTTGATCCTCCGAAGAAGGTTACATCTCCTGTGAAAGTGCCTCCTGCTAAAGGCATAAATGGAGCTATTTGCCAAGAAGAAGTTCCATCTCCATCTGCTCTCAAATAATGATTGGTACTTCCTACACCTGTAGATAATATTGCTGTTCCTTCTGGTGTGGCAGAGATTGTTTGCCAAGTATTGTCTCCTCTTAAGAATTTAGTATTACTTGCTCCTGAACCAAGCCTTGCAACATTGACAGTTCCAGAACTTAAATTTGACGCATTTAATGCAGTTAAATTTGCTCCACTAGCAGCAGGAAGTGTTGCAGGAAATCTTGCATCTGGAACAGTGCCAGAGGTTAAGTTGCTTGCAGAAAGATTAGTTAAATCTATTGTTTGCCAAGAGTTATCGCCTCTTAAGAAATTAGAACTACTTGCAGTTCCACTTCCTAACCTTGCTGTTGCAACTGTTCCAGAATTTAAATTAGAAGCATTTCCAGCAGTAAATCCTCCAGACGTTCCAGAAACATTTCCAGTCACATCTCCAGTAACATCTCCAGTAACATCTCCAGTAACAGTTCCAATAAATGTTGTTGTAGTTAAAGCTCCAGTTGAAGGGTTATAAGTTAAACCTGTATCTGTCTCAGCCCCTTGTGATCCTGTCGCTCCATCAGCAAACAATGGATAAACAGTTTCATCAGTGGAGTTGTTAGCAGTGACAGTAAATTCAGTTGCTAATGCTGCTGTTCCAGAAGTATCTTGCGTTCCAGCAGTATTAACACCAGGAAGATTGATATTTGCTGATCCATCAAAAGCAACTCCACCAATAGTTACACTTGATGCAAATTTTGTAGCTGTTGCAGCGTTACCTGTGTAGCCACTCGCATCCAGAACTGTTGTACCAGCAATCTTTAATCCTTTTCCACTTGCAAGATCAATATGCTCTGAACTTGTCCAAGAATCGGTGGAGTTGACCCAGTTCCAAGTTTTATCTCCGTCAGATCCAGCATCAAGAGTAATACCACCACCATCTGCTGTCGTATCACTAGGGCTTGATACCTTGCCAAGTTCAATGTTCTTGTCAGCTACTTCAACAGTGGTACTTGAAACCGTTGTAGTTGTTCCATTTACAACTAAATTTCCAGTAATAGTTGCATTGCCGCCAACAGTTGCATTACCAGTAACTGCCAAGCTTCCAAGTGTTCCTACAGAGGTCAAGCTTGAAGCCGTTACTCCACTAGCAAGAGTATTTCCAGAAAGAGTGCCAGCAGCAGCAGTAACTGTTATATCTCCAGTCCCATCAAAATTAACTCCGTTAATTGCTCTTGCAGTTGCTAATGCAGTTGCTGTTGAAGCATTGCCAGTTAATGCACCAACAAAAGAAGTAGAAGTTAAAGCTCCAGTCGAAGGATTGTAAGTAAAGCCTGTATCTGTTTCTGCGCCTTGACTACCTGTTGCTGCATCTACAAAGAGTGGATAAACAGTTTCGTTTGTAGCGTTATTTGCTGTGACTGTGAATTGTGTTGCGAGTGCTGCTGTACCTGATGTGTCTTGATTACCAGCAGCGTTAACGCCTGGAAGATTGATATTTGCTGAGCCGTCAAAACTAACGCCTCCAATTGTGACCGCAGAAGCTAAAGCTGATGCTGTAGCTGCATTACCTGTTGTGTTTTGGTTGCCAGCAGCATTAACACCTGGAAGTGTGATGTCAGCAGTACCATTGAAACTTACACCGCCAATACTTCTTGCTGTTGCAAGTGCTGTTGCTGTGTCTGCGTTACCAGTGAGATCTCCAGTTACATCTCCAGTAATTGTTCCGCTAACAGTTAAAGCAGTAAGTGTTCCAACCGAGGTGAGAGAACTTGCAACAACATTAGAAGCAAGTGTTGTTCCAGTTAGATCTCCAGCAGCAGTATTAGTTACGTCTGTTGCCCATTCAAGAGTAGTAGGACTACCACTAGAAGCTTTAAGTACTTGACCTGCACTTGGTGCTGATGCAGGTAGAACTAATTCAATATCTCCTGTCTGTGCCTGTGCTTTGATTGAAGTGAAGTGTGAGCCATCAGCATCAGCTTCTCCAAATTTCAAAACTTTGGCGTTATCTATTAATAAGTCACCAGTTAATGTGCCTCCAGTTGTTGCTAATGCTCCAACGGCTGTTGCTGTTGTGCTATCTAAAGCATCTTTAACTGCCTTAAGTGCATTAGCTGTAGCAGCTTGACTTGTAGAAGTTGAAGTTGCTGTGTCGTTAAGTTGAACAACACCAGCACCACTTGTAGAAGCAGCAACAATTTTTGAAGCAGCTATAGCAGCAGATCCAGAAATATCAGCATCAACGATGGAAGCAGCCGTAATTGCAACGACCCCAGAATCAGATATGGATATATCTCCTGTTACTGCAACTTCAGCGGCAACGCCTGATCCATTTCCAACAATAATTTTGCCAGCAGCTATGCCTTCTAACTTGGTGAGGGCAATAGCAGCAGAAGCATTTATATCAGCGTTAACAATCGTGTCATCAGCGATCATTCCGCTAGTGACTGTTCCTACATCGCTATTTGTTATTAAAGTTCCAGAAATATTAGGTAAAAGTATTGTTTTATCTGATGTAGTTGGATCAACTACTCCTAAAGTAGTTTCAAATGCGTCAGCACTTGCACCCTCAAAAACAAGCGATGCAGTATGACCAAATAACACCTGACCAGATACAGTACCACCAGCTTTTGCCAACTTCTCTGTTTCTACTTCTTCAAGCGCATCTTGTACGTTAGTTGAACTTAATTGACCGTAAGGTGTGAAAGTAATATTAGCTGCAACCTGCCCAGCTACTGTTTGAGATAAATCAATTTCTTCCCATGAACTTCCACCTGTATTTGTAACACCTAAAATATAATCTGGTGGAGCAAGCGCAACTACAGGTGCTGGCGCACTTGGAGTACCTGCAAGTTCAACCACAACGTATAAACCGTCCGTAGAACTTGACGGGGTAGGAAGGTTGCTGCCAACGCTCAAGCCTGCTGCTGCACCAGCCGTTGTGACCGATGCCATTTGTGATGTATGAGCGTTAAAAGTACCACCTAAAACTAAGTTTCCTTTTGTTAAAGTTGTTACTGGTTGATAAGCATTACCATCATAAATATAGAGATCTTCAGATACAGAATCGAAGAAGAATTGCCCTGTAAACTCGGATGTCGGGAAACCTGTCTGGGATACAGATCCAAATAGCGTTGTTGCACCGTTAGCAATCTTTGCACCAGTAATTGAATCATTTGCAATTCTTGCTGTGGGGATAGTGCCAGAAGTAATTAATGCTGCACTATGATTAGGTAAATCTGACGCTGCAAGAGAAGCAAGTCCTGTAACTCTTCCTTTTGCATCTACAGTTACTTTTGTATTTGTTCCTGCTGTTACTCCTGAATCAGTAACTGTTATTGCACCGTTTGAATCAACTGAAAGTGGCCCACCTGTAGGGACAGAGACAGCCCCAACAGCACTAGCCGTTGCAACAGGTAAATCACTGGCAACAAGAGTTGAAGTACCTGTTATTTGTCCAAAATTGTTGAACGTAACTTTTGTTGCTGTTGCTCCAGTTGTTGTCGCTGCAATTGCTAAGACACCTGCTCCTGTAACAGATAAACCACCAGTGCTTGATATTGAAACGCCACCAACTGCTGATGTCGTAGCAACTGGCAAATCACCTGCTACAAGTGCAGTTGTAGCGGTTATTAAGCCTTGTGCGTTGTAACTAATCCCAGCAGATGTTCCAGCCGAAATTGTATTGTTGATTCCTAATTTTCCAGCCGAAATATTTAAAGATCTATCAATATCACTTGTAAGGAGCTTGGCTGCTGTAACCGTTCCATCAGTAAGCTTTGCTCCACTTATTCCACTTGCAACTTTTGCATCAGTAACTGCTCCAGCAGCAATTTTTGCAGTTGTTACAGAAGTTGCACCTAAAGCAGTTGTATCGACAGCACCTGCTGCAAGCTTGGCTGCTGTGACTGCATCATCAGCAAGTTTTGCTGTTACAACTGAGCCGTCTGAAAGAGTAGCTGCTTCAATAGTTCCTGAAAGCTTTGCAGTCGTAATTGCTCCATCAGCAATCTTGGCAGTTGTTATTGCACCGTTTGCAACTGCTGCTGTATCGACTGCGTTATCTGCAAGTTCTGAAGCTCCAACCGCATTAGCTGCAATCTTTGCTGCTGTTACAGAATTAGTAGCAAGAGCAGCAGCGTCTACAGCATTATCAGCCAACTCACTAGCTGTTATTGCATTTGCCGCTATCTGACTTGCAGTGATTGAATCATTAGCAATCTTTGTTCCATCTATATCTCCAGCCGACAAACTTAATTTATTTGCAGTAATTGTTGCGTTGGCAACCTTCGCTCCTGTTACAGCCAAGTTTGCTATGGCTGCTGTATCCACCGCATTGTCTGCAAGTTCTGAAGCTCCTACTGCATTTGCAGCGATTTCGCTTGCTCCTACAGAATCAGCAGCTAATTGAGTCGCTGTGATCGTGCCAGTAGCAATATTTGCTCCTTCAATTGTTGCTGCGGCTATCTTTGCTCCTGTTACTGCGTCATCTGCTAAAGCATTGGTGTCAACTGCATTGTCTGCAAGTTCACTAGCCCCTATAGCATTTGCTGCTATTTGTTGAGCAGTAAGAGAGTTATCAGCAATTTTCGCTCCTGCTATATCTCCATTAGAAAGGTTTAATTTATTTGCTGTAATAGTTCCATTAGCAATCTTCGCTCCAGTTACAGATGTGTTGGCTAAAGCCGCTGTGTCAACTGCATTGTCTGCTAACTCTGAAGCACCTATTGCGTTAGGAGCTATTTCGTTTGCAGTAAGAGTATTTGCAACAATATTTCCTGCTGCAATTGTTGTAGCAGCAATATTGGCTCCAGTAATAGTTGTTGCTGCAATCTTTGCTCCAGTAACAGCATCATCAGCTATGGCAGCAGTATCTACAGCATCATTTGCTAATTCACTTGCACCTACTGCATTAGCTGCAATCTGATTTGCCGTTATAGAATTATTAGCTAGTTTTGCGCCACTAATATCACCATCTGAAAGGTTTAGTTTTGCTGCTGTTATTGCTGAATTTGCAATCTTGGCATTGGTGACAGCACCATCAACTATCGCTGCCGTATCAACAGAATCATCAGCTAATTCACTAGCACCTACAGCGTTAGCAGCTATCTCGCTATTACCAACAGAATCTGCTGCAAGTTCAGTAGCTGTAATAGTTCCTGCGGCAATATTTGCTGCTGTAATAGTTGTCCCAGCTATTTTTGCTCCAGTAACAGCCCCTGCTCCTAACGCTGTTGTATCGACAGCACCAGCCGCAAGTTTCGCAGCAGTTACAGCGTCATCAAGAATTGCAGCCGTATCAACAGCATCGTCTGCCAACTCTGAGGCAGTAATTGCATTAGCAGCAATTTGTGTTGCTGTAATTGTGTTATCAACTAATTTTGATCCTGTTATTGTTGCGTTCGCTATCTTTCCGTCTGTGATTGTTGCGTTCGCTATTTTGCTTCCTGTAACAGCTACGTTGGCTATTGCATTGGTGTCTACAGCATCATTAGCAAGTTCACTGGCTCCAACAGCATCAGCAGCGATCTGTCCTGCTGTTATTGAATTATTTGCTATTTTTGCTCCTGCTATATCTCCGTCACTTAGATTTAACTTTGCATAAGCAATGGTTCCATTTGCTATCTTTTGATTTGTAATTGCACTATCGGCTACAGCAGCAGTATCAACGGCATTATCAGCTAATTCACCTGCACCTATCGCATTATTTGCTATCTGACTTCCAGTAATAGTATTAAGTGCTATCTCTGTTGCTGTTATTGATCCATCAGCTATTTCACTTGCACCAACAGCCCCTGCCAAAATCTTGTCTGCTGTTACAGCATCATCAGCTATCGCTGCTGTGGTAGCAGTACCTGCGCCAAGACTTGCTAATGCTGTACCTGGAATACTGCCAGCATCAATTAACGCAACACCTCTTTCAACTAACGCTTTTGCTGTAATTCGTTTTGTTTCCGATGCACTGCCATCTACGACAGCAAGTTCATCTCCAGCCGCTAAATCTGCCTCCGCTAACGCAGGCAATTGACTTATTTGAAGATCAGCCATTTAACTCTTGGTCTTTAGGGACAGTTTATACCTTTTATCTATTATGTCGCATCATCTTCTAAGAACAGCTTGCTTCCATCTTCTTGCAATAAGAAATCAGTAGACTCCTGAAGTATGTATCCAGGTGCAACACCTACTTGGAGACTAAATTCTCCATTAGTAATAAAGTCTATGTGAGTTTTAACTATCCCTACATTTGGAATACTAATACTGCAATTTGTTATCTGAGCTTCACATTCATACCAAGCATTATTGGAAGAATTAGAAGATTCTCTATATAAAAAGAAACGACCAAAAAAATCAGCACCTTGTTTTATTCGTAAAATTAAACGAGCCAAATAAGAAGAAAATTCTTGATTTATTGAATAATCAGGATCGCTTGCAACATATCTATGCTCCCAAAAACAAGTCATTGAACCTTGCCCAGAAATCAAACCATTTTCAAATTGACGTTTAAAATTATCTCCTAACTGTGTTACTTCAATTTCATCTCTTGATGTTGTGAACTCATAGTCTTCAATCCTTGCTAATGGCCTATAAGCAACATTCCTAGCATTTATAGATATTGTCTGATCACCCGATGGGGTCACTAAAGTTTTAGCATTAACAGTTGTGCCTCCTACCGCTAAAGCAAAAGTTTCATATAAACGTACACCTCCTATGTCATCAACATGTGCAAACCAACTACCATCTCTTGCGTTATGACCTGAAACTAATTCTAAATTTGATGAACCATCTGTTCGCCTAATTTCGACCTTATCTCCAGTAATAATATTTCCTTTAACTCCAGTTAAAGAAAAACGCTTTCTTGTCGTATTGACATCAGAAGGCACAAGAGTTCCTTTAAGCGAATGTTCCATAGAAGTTCGCTTAAATTCAATAAATCCCCCAGAGCCTAAATAGGTGGGCATCCTATTTAAGCGTTATCAAGAGTAAGAGCAGTAGGTGCGTCAGCAGCCTCAAAGGAAACTTCAGCAGACAAGACTTCACCTTGGCTACTTGTCATAGCAATACTTGTCAGAACAACAGCCATAGTAATGCTTTTTTCTGCATTATCGTAATCAGTAATTCCAAGCGTTAAAGTCACTTGATCTGAAACAGAGCCATCTAACTTGATTAAATTACCCATCAAGGTAGAAGCCATCTTTTGACCAGCACTTGCACCTGATGCTGAGTACCAAGAAATTGAAGCAGAGCCAGAGACACTGCGAGTTCCACCTACAAGTTTTCTATCGTGATCACCTAATGTTGTGATGTCTAAGGTTTCTTGTGATGCAGTAAAACTCCATGTAGTCACGGTTGCGACAGGGGTAGTACCCACTTTCATCAACCCATCACCGCCTGAATAGTAGCCCACGACAATCTTTAAATTAAACAGTCATTATATTCTAAGGCGAATCGAGGCAAGCAACAAATTTACATTGAACATTGCTACGTCCAGGGTAGACACTTGTTACCTCTGGAGGCCCGTCATATCGCCATTTTAATTCTGTTCTTTCAATAAGATATGACTGCAAAGTACTGTCTGCACCGTTAATCACATTCGTTCCAGTAAAACTAACTTCATCCCAAATTGAATTTATATCTTCATAATTTTTCAAAATTGCAGCAGCATCTGAATCTAAAATATTATCAAATCCTAGACTTAACGAAGAACCAGTCCTGTGTTTTCCATATCGAATAACAGTCTTTACACCATTTTGAGCTTCAAACTCAACTTGGGGATACTCACCAGGAGAATAACTTCTTGTCGAAGGAGTTATGTTTGTAGGTTTGAATTGAGCCATTAACCTCTTAGTTCAGGGAACCTTTGATCAAAACTAATGCCATTCACAGCACTTGGACTTGCATTATATAAAACTGCAAGCTTGTCATCAGAAGTCAAAGGAACATGACTCGCTGCAACTTGAATTAAACCATCCTCACCATAAGTAATAGATTCAACTTTATAAACTCTATCTTCTGAAGTCGTATCTACTTGAGCAAACAATTTATTTTTTAAACCTGCTGAATTAGCACCATTACTATCAACAGAAAAACTTTTTTCTTCAATTCCTCCTAAAGAACCTGGACTCCATACATAAGCATTAATTGATCCAGAAATTGTTGACCTTGAAATAACCAAACCATCTTCATCAATACTGCCATTATTAAAACGACTTGTATGAGTTACTTCAGTAATAACCCGAATATAATCTCCAGCGAACAAACCAAACACAGAACTTGGTGGGGTCTGGAAAACGATGCCATGATCGACTTCTTTCCTCATTGATAAAGCTATTGCTGCGAACAATCTTGCATGTGATTCACTTGTACACCAATTACTTAAATCAAAAACTTCTTCTGGTAATTGTTCTGCTTGTGAAATAAAAGTTGATGCAGGCAAATTCGTGGGGTTATAAGCATAAGTTCTAGCAACATCTTCAGGAAAACCTCCTATTCCATTGCTATTGCGTTTGTCATCTCTATGAATAACAGTTGCTTTAAACATTTTTCTTTCTTCTGGAGTTAAGAAAGTAACTTTTATATCTCTCATATTTCCATCAGTAAATAACGCTTTTATATCAATACCTTTGTTATCAATACCTGCATCGAAATTAATTGTATAGTCTGCATTTATAGGGAAGCTTGGTCTTAAACTAAAACGACCACCTAAAATAGAAAAATCTAAGAAGTTATATCCTGCATATTCAAATATAAATTCTCTTATATTAAATTTTCGATCAATAATACCGTTCCAAAAGAAACCATTAGCTCTACAATATCTAGCTCCTTCAATCATGCTGATACGATCTACACCATCATGTCCAACAAGATCTCCAGCACCATAAGCTGTGTTAGTTAATAAATCATGCACTATTTCTACAAAATTATCAGTAGATGCTACATGCGAGTTTCTAGTTAAATAGCCTGTTCCAGAAGTGTAATTATGATCTGGAATTAAACGATCTACTTTTATTCCTTCTTTTATAAAAGCAGAAAAAGAATTAAAGCTACTTAAACTATTTGTTGCTCCAATACGAATACCAGCTATCGAAAGGTTTTCATATTCAATTTGAGGATTCTCTGCGTTTCCTGCGTGAATGATTTCATTTACATAAGTCAGTTCATGCTCCGAACCATTTTCATGGCTTGATGATTCTGCATCAAACAAGAAATAATCAGATATTGCATTATTTGGATTATGTTTAACAGTTTGCCAATAATTTGTATAGAAATCAGCCGTACCATCTCCTCCATCCATTCTCCAATCACTATGAGTTGATGTGTCAGGAACAGGTGCTGTAGGAGGAACGATTGTTATTGTTAAAGTTCTAGTAGGAGCAGGATCACCATTAATAGTTACTTGATCTCCATCTTTATAACCACTTCCTGAAGAGATTAATTGGTAGCTCTTAAAAGTTTTAGTCCCATCAGTTTTTGTCATTACACGTACTGTTAAACCTGAACCCGTTGATGGTGCTATTGCTGTTGTCGCTCTGGTGACATAATTTGTTGTTATAGTTGGAATTTTATTGGATCTTTGAACAGCAATAGCAAATACATTTAGCCCATTTGAATTTGTATATCTCCAGTCTTCCCCACCATTCCAATCGGTAGGGTTTACTGCCAATTTAAACCTATGATATTGGTTTGTACCATTGCCATTATGGTCATACATTTCATAAGCATCAGACCAATCTCTTTCTCTATAAGGTTTATAACCATCTCTATGTCTTTGATAAAAAGAAACAGGAACTAATGTGCCTCCAAAAATAAAATGCCAACGAGTCCAGCCGTTCCCTTCAGGTTCTGCTGTAAGAGCAATTCCTTTTTTTGGACTAAAGAAAGAATTACCAAAAGCAGGAGTTCCTTTGTAATTGTAATTAGATACATTTGTATGTTGACTAAACATTGGTTGACCTTTATTAGGGTCATTGTTAAGTCCGTTTCCGTAATAAGTACACTGATTAGGAGGAAGAAACTGTCCTGAAATATCATTCCAAACTAAATCCTCATCGACTGGCATCTGACCATGTGATGTAGGTTGAAAATTAGCAACTGGGCCAGTTGGAAGAATAGGATCTCCATCTTCATCAAAAGATACTCCTAATCCTCCTCTATCCCATTCAGGATTATTTGTAAAAGGATTTCCATTCAACTTATCCGTGGGCAAAGACTCAACTTGAGCGTGATAAGAAATTTGTATGCCTAAACCATAATTTGTATCGGTACGAATCTGAGACGACCAATTAAGAACATGTACTACACCAGAATAATAATTTAAGACCACATTGCCAGGTACAGGCATAAATCTAAATTCGTATTCACTAGGTAGTAAATGTTTAATAGTGATTTGATTGTATTGAGCGACAGGAGAAGATCCTTTTACACAAAGAACAATATTACTTATGTCAACAAAACCACCTCCTCCATTTAATCTTTTTGCTTGTACCTTAAAGAAACTAAGACGTTTAACATATTTACTTACATTACCTAATTGAATAGAACCATTTTTATTTTCATAACTTCTAATACGATCTTGCGAAGGCATTTCATTGACATTTGGAAAACCATTTATTTGTCTCCAAACCATACTTTTAAGACCTATTTCTGTGATATTGCATTTTTTTGTGTTTGCAAAAGTTGCAAGTTCTACTTTTTGAACAATTAATGATTGGAACGGTAATCGTGTTTGATCTTGGTTCCTAAATTCAAGATAACCAGGCTCATCTGCTACAAGTTTTATTGCTTTATCAAATCCGTTGTAACCAGGAACCCATCTATTACCATTATCTTCCTCTACTACAGTCATTAGAGTTGAACCAACCATATATTGTTCTCCTAAAGCCATTGCATCATCTACATTTTCCCTAGTTGTATCTGCAACAGCTTTAGCATCAGACGAACCCCAAGGTGAAAACTTATTCCATCTTTTATTTGGATCAACTTTTGTAATAGATGAATCAATCCATGCTGATTCTGTTACTTCATGAAAAATACGATAATTAACAAATAAAGAACCAGGAACAACTTGACTAGGACTTAATACAACACCATTTCCAGCAGTTGAATGAGTAGGAGATTCAACACGATTAGTAATACCTACATATCTAGGATATAGATGCGTAATTTTTCCCATTTTAACTCTTGAATCTCTTTTAATATCATCATCACCATCCTTTGCTAATAATAATAATTCCCAAGGGACTTTATACGCATTACCATTTGGCATTGGAGAATAAACTCCAAATTTAGTATTAGTCGAAAGAGTTTTTGCACTACTAAAACTTGGCTTATAATTAAACCTATTATTCTCGTAATACTTAACCATAAACGGATCACTATCATCATATTCTCTGTTAAATCTCCACCCATAATTATTAGAATTTTTAGACGTGCCTTCTGGATATTGATCATCAGAACTTGTTGGAGTTTGACCATCAGACAAACCTTTTAATCTTCCATCAAGTCTTGCCCCTCTAGAGAAATATACTTTTTGTTTTGAAGAAGCAAGATCAGATAAGAAAATTTCACCTAAAGCTAATGATTCATATTCAGGTTTAGCCCCTATTTCACCATTAGAAAATAAAACAATTGCATTAATAGTTTCACCATATTGAGTTGTTCTAATTTGCGACCATATAAGTTGACTAGCAACTCTTACACCTTGCCTTGCATATACCAAAGGTATAAATGAACCTAAAGTTGCTAAATCTTGAAGAGAATCAAAACCACTTGTACGATTAAAACGACTTCTACCTTGAACACCACCAATCGTTAATCTTGGTGATTGACCTGGATCTTTTGGCTTTGGTGTGAGGAGATAAGAAATAGCAGCCAGCGCAACGCTGACAATTACTTGCCCCCAAAAACTAAGAGCAATAGCAGCCCCAGTACCTGTTGTCATAAAAGCTGGCAAAGCTGCCAACACTGCTGGGCCTGCAACAATATCTGCCTCTACAGGTTTTGCCTCAATTAAATCTAAAAATTCAAAATATTCTTTATCACTGATGCCTATAGATTCACATAATTCTACTTCGTAGGGTAATAAAGTTCGATAACCTCCAATCCTCCTATGGGGTTCCAGCGAACCGTCTTGTCTCCGAATGATAGCCAACCGCCTTTCCAATAAACAGCTAAAGCGTAACCTTTTTCTGACTTGCAGAGAGCTACAACTCCAATATTAGCGGTTGTTGTTAGTGTTCCCCACTTTTTTAATTCATCACGAAATACCTCATAATCTTTTTTTCTCATTCGTCTATACCAATCCCTCGTAGGAACGGGACTTTCTATTCCATAGTTTTTTAAAACTTCTCTTGAAAGACTTACACAATCAGCAGCTTTATGATCATCTGGATTTGCCCCTAAACGATAAGGCAACCCTAACAACATTTCAGTCTTCACCTTGTTGCTAACCTTCCAGTGATAGGCAAATTCCCAACCAAACTACTTGTCAAAAAACGACCAATATTTCCACCAACTGCATCTATAGACGAAGACAATAAAATTTCAATAGTTGTATTGTTATAACCCATTGAAGATATTTTCCAAGTATCAACGGCTAAAACTGTCTCTACAGCACTAAAAGTCAAATCAGTCATTTTACAAGTAGACACTCTGATACTCCACCCACTATTTACAGCTTCGGCTGCATAACTCATTGACAGTTTATTTGCACCAATAGCCCCAGATCCTTCTCTGTCTTCGCTTTCGTTCGCTAAAACTATTGCTGCTTCAAGATTGTCTCCATCTTTACTCCTAGTAGCACCTTGATAAAGAAAAGAAAGAAAATTAAATTTTGCGCCACCACCTACTTTTGAATCAGTTATTCCAGCAGAACTTGGTTCACTATTTTGAAATCTATATTGAACAGCACTTGAAATATCACCACTGGTAGGGACATCTTTTGGATTATAGATTTCTATGAACGTAACTAAAGCTATAGCACTCATTACATTCCTAACCTCCCTCTAGCAGAACGATTGTTTTGCAAAGATCTCATTGCTCTTGTTTCCCCCATTGAAGCACCTTGTTTCGCAGCCGCATTAATAATGCCACCCACAGCAGATCTTGGTACATACTCATCACCGTTAAAATTCAATGTTGGCCCTGTGTAATTCACATTGGTTGTTCCACCGCCACCGCCTTGCATTGCGACCCCAAGTCTTCCACCTCTTCCTCTTTGCAGCGGTAAAATCGCTTCCGCACCCTGCTCTCCCATAAGCGACATTGTTGGCTTACGAATAACACCACCTTTGGAATAAGGAACTATTCCATTACTTGCAAATGTATTGCCTTTTGCACTTTTAATTAATTTCATATCTCCTAAAGCATCACCCAATACATTACCTGCCTGACTACCAATAGAAGCAGCAGGCCCACCACCAAATAAAGCACCAGAAATAAAACCAAACAAAGGTTTAGTAATTGTTTGTCTAATCATCAAACGAGTTAAATCAGCTATAACACTCCTTACTAAGTCTTTAATTGCAAGTTTTCCTGTTTGAACAAATTGCAATATTGTATCTTCTAATTTTTTAAATCCATTTATAGCTACGTTTTGAAGTGCTTCATCAAAATTCTCTAATTCTTGTGCAAACTTAGCGAATGGTGAATCTCCTCCTTCACCACCCCCAAGTAACGCATCAAATTTCTCTTTAAGTTTCTCTAAGTCTTCAGTACTTCCATTTTGAGACTTTCTATAATCTTCAATAGCTTCAGTTAATGCAGCATATTCTTCTTTTAATTTTTCAATTTTAGCAGCCCTTGTTTTCTTACCTCGTCTATCATCATTGGCTTCCAGTTCTGTAATTTTTCTCTGAATATCTAATCTTCTCTTAAATACTTTATTTACATCTTCTTCAGTAGCTGAACCATCATTTAATTTTGCAATCATTCTGTCTTGTGCTGTAGCAAATCTATGAGCAGCAATTGCAGCAGCAGTAAGGCCAGCAGCTAAAGCAACATAAGGATTAGCGTATGCAGCAATATTTGCTTTGATCTGAGCAAGAGTTAAAGCCTTTAGCCCAATTATAAATTTAACAATCTGTGCAATTATTAGCTTTAAATCCCATGCGACTAGAGCAATCTTAAATTTCAACGCTTGAATGGCTGCTGCTGCCATTGCACCTCCAACTACTGCTGTAACAGATGCAAACTCATGGAAATTATCAATAACAAATTGAACTGTTCCAGCTAAAGCACCAAAAACCTTAGCCGCAATATTACCAACAAAAGTAAGTGCTGGAACTAATGAAGCCAATAGATCTGCGCCAATAATTTGAAATTGCGCTCCAACTTCTTTTAACGAACCACCAACTGCAATCTTCATCTTATTCATTGCAATTTGCGCTCTTGCACCTGCCTCTTCATTTGACTCTGCAATCTTCCTTGCTAATGGTTCATATTCTTTTCCTAAGCTTGTAATAAACTTACTTAACATGTCTAATCCTACTGTTCCATCTTTAAGATTTTTCTGTAATTCTTGCGTAGAAATATTATTTGCTTTAGCAAACTTTGTTACTGCCGCTGGAAATCTTTCACCCAATTGTCCACTTAATTCCTCCGCAGATACCTTGCCCTTACTGAAGATTTGCACCATTGCAGTGATCGCAGATTTAACATCATCTGCACTACCAGCAGTACCCTTAATTGCAACTGTTGTATTTAAAAATGCTTCGGTTGCGTTATGAATATTTCCACCAGCACCTAAAACAGCAGCACTTAATCTTGTCATTCCTCGTATCGCTACTTCTTGCGGTACGTTGTAAACTTCAACTGCTTTTGTAATAGCAGCTTGTGCTATTTCATAATTTTCTGACGTTTTAGTTATTCCTTTTAATGCAATATTTGCCTTTTCAATTTGTGAGGCATATTCAGTAGAACCACCAATCGCCTGAGAAACTGGTGTCAGCACTTGACTAGCGACAAGACCACCAGTAATCGCACCACTTGCCATATCACCGCCAGGTCGTAACGCTTCAAATCCAGCACCTAATCCAGCACCCAAGAAACCAGCAGGGCCGCCAACAAATCCAGCACCTAATATTGACTGTCCTGTTCTTCTTAAATTTTGACCGCTAAATTTGTTATTACTCAATCGAAGAAGAGCTTTGTCTGTCTTGGCGATTTCTTTTGTCAGCCTTGCAAATGTTTTGCTTGTTGGATCTAAATTGCCTCTGAGTTTTTCAAATTCTGCTCTTTGCTTAGTTAAAGCATTAATACTTTTTTTTCCTGCTGCTGTGTTTTTTAAAACTTTGTCAGTCAGTTGGTCTACCGATTGAGCAACCTTCTTAACTTCTGGAGCCTTAAAAGGCCCAAAATCTTTTCTCGTAGGGCCAGGTTGACCAATGAAAGTCCCATCAGCACCAACAGTTAAACCTCTAGCTGCCCTGCTACCCCTTGGCCCTGTCGTTCTTTTTGTACCAGATAATGCTTGATTTTCTTGTTTTATTAAACTTTGCTTTTCACTTTCTAATTTATTAATCGTGCGATTAATCTGTAAACTTTCTTTTCCATTGATAACTAGATCTTTTAATAAATCTTTATAAGCATTAATTTGAGCATCGAATCCTGCTGGAGATTTTACAAAGCTTTTTGGGATTCCTAAATCTGCTGGGCCTGCACCTCCATAAATACCAGGAGTAAAATCTTTTTTTCTATCACGCCTCCATCTCCCTTTTTTATCTTTAGTCCACCCTGGTATTGGAGAAAGAGGCGCACCGCCAGGGCCAAAACCCATTGGAGGAATAAGAGGTTCGTTTAAAGCCTCTCTAAATGAACTATGTTTACCTTTTGGAAAAGTTGATTCCATAAAAGCTTCAAACATCCTGACTGGGCCAGGACGTTTCATATACGCTTCTCTCTTCGGCCCCATTTGAAATGGGCCTTGTACTGGCAACCCTTCAATAAATGGTCTGCCAGCTTTGCTTAAATCACTTCCATCGAAACCTGCAAAAGTTGTAAATGGGTTATATCCCTGACTTGAAGTGCTAATAGAAAATCTACTTCTACCAGCCGCACGAATCCTTTCAGTTGCATTAATACTTCCTTGCCTTGCTGTTTGATTGGCTAATGCTGCGTTGTAATCTCTAGTGTTACCTATTAAAGTTTTTAGAACATTTGTATATTCTGTTGAATTAACACTAAAATTACTCATTGCAGAACTCATTTCTGCAACTTGCTCCGTAAATATTTTTTCTGTTAAAGTTCTAGGTGCATTAGCTAAATTAGCTATGCTTCTTGAACCTGCTAGTCTGCCTTCTCCGACAAGCCTGCCTCCCTTCGTTCTTTCAGGTAGTTGGGCTGCTGATGCAGCATTGGATATTGCTACTTTTTCAACATTACTTAGTGTTAGTAATTGGGTGTTTAAATTAACAATATCTGCTGCTAAAGATTTATACGCTTTACCTCCAATCGTTGCCGAATCTTTTAACTTATTTAACGCAACTATCTGGCCTCTAATTGCATTAATACTATTTCTATTTGCACCAGCAAAATCTTTTACTTTTTTAGCAGCATTTAGAAAAGCGTTATCAGTTTTATTAGCTAATTTTGCAATCTGTTGAAGACCTTTACCTAGCTCCTGAACTTCTTCAAACCCTTTAATGCCTGTTTCAAGGATCAGTTTTCCAACTTGTCCAGCCATTACTTAGAGTCCTTGTTAAATTCTTTTAATGCTGCTGCTTCCATAACCTTGAGGTTCTCAAGCATTGCAACACGATTGTCTACATTGTATAGGTCAAACAAACCTCCCGCACACAATAAAACTTCATATTTCAAACCAACAAAACCACTCATGGAGACAGCCCATTGAGTTTGCATCCTTAAAAACATTAATACTGTCTCCCAATTCTGTTCCCACACAACACATCCTTTCTCTTTCTCTTTAGGCTTCTCAGGCAGTTTAATACCAAATATTTTGGCATCTTCATCTGCCTGTACTTCTGATTCGCTGCCACCCGAAGCCCAATAAAGAGCAGCATCAGTTAGTTTTTTTCGTCAGCCGTTGCATAAAAAGTTTGAAATGCTTTTACTACTCCTTGAACGAAATCAACATCTTCTGAAAAATCTTTTAAATTCTTTTGAGTAAAAAGAATTTCTTTGTCATCCTCATCTTTTATATCTGACCAGCCAACAATAATTGATTTTAAAGCTTCATAATCTTCCTTTTCCTGAAAATCATTTAACTCTTTTTTAGCTAATCGCTTAAATCGAATCGTAAATTTATGAGTTTCAAATTCACCAACAACTTCTTCTGAAGGTTTTCTAATTTCAACAGGCCAAGGATAAGCAGATACTTTTTTTCTAATAAAACTCATTAGATAAGAAATAGAGATACCTTGCCACTTTAACCATAAAAAAAGAGGGCGTAAGCCCCCTTTTCATTAAATCAACGCTGATTTACTTATATTGAAGCTCAAATTCATCGTTTCCAGCAGTTGTTGGACATGCGGTAAATGGAATATCAGCCATTACGATGCCATTTAACTCTGAGTAACTCACATCACCAATATCAACTTTGGTGGAAGTGAACTTAACGATGTTTCCTGCTGTATCACCATGAGTGAATTGCAAGTTACCTAGACTTTGATCTGACAAAGCAGCAGCAAAATAATCCTTAGTACCTGGCAATGGTGCTTCGATAGTGACGCTACCTGTTGTTTGTCTGTCTATCAAATGTACCTCTTTAGTTCCCCCGACAAGTTCCATATACTGAGTTTCTACTCCAGCATCGAAGGAGAAACTTTGCAACGCACCAGCGTAAGACAATAACTCAAATCCAGCAGTATTACCGTTCTTAAATACTAATGGTGTTGCTTGCGCTCCATAAGTAACAGAAGGTAGTGCAGCGTTGGCAGGAGCCACATATATGCCTTGGAAAGAGAAGTCGATTGTAGGAATTTCTCCAACAGTCGCTGAGATGCTAAATGTTCCTCGACAGCCTGTTGTCTTATGTAAGACACCATCTACGTTGTAATAAATAGTTGCTGACTCAAAAGAACCAGATACAGGTGCGTAAGTAACACTTGTATTAGCAGCGACTGTCTCGCTAAGACCACATGCCCTGAGTGCTTTGCCCACTCTAGGAGCCGTACCTGCTGCGGTTGATCCTGCAAGTTCTACGCTGAACGTACATTCAACCCTTGTATTAGCTAGTAACTGCCTTGAAGCACCCAGATAAGGTCTAATTAAATCTCTGGAGACAACATCACTTGCTTGAGGAGTTATCGACAGATCCCTTACCAGAATTGCGTCTGCTCCCGTTGGAGTTGGATCTGTTCCGTAACTGCTTTCCAGTTCCAGAAGAATTACTCGTTTCCTGTTCAGAAGTGCCATCGGCTATTCCCTCTAATGATGTTTGTGGAGAGGTGCGCTTTACGAGAGTGCGTTCACCTGTTTCTGGATCAAGCAGGTAGCTACCGCCTTCCCCTGGGTTTTCACCATTCATAATAAATGAAGTGGGTTGTTAGGTATCAACATATTATGTCGATAAGTTGTTATAAGCCGTTCTGTAGTCAATTTCATATTCACAGAAAATGACTCCAGCAGGCTGATCAGCATCAATTGCCTCAAATGTAGTAGTTGACGGCCTTATATCTAAAGCCAACCCTCCAACAGTCGGATCATTTAATATTTTTGTATGTAAACTTTCAATCGTTGCATCGGCAACACTATCAGGGATTTGGCCTCGAACAATTACAACAACTCTTATTCTTAAAGTCCAATCAATCTTTTCGTAAGTAGCAGAAGTAACTGTTGGCTGATCATTTATTGGCTCAATTACAATTGCTGGTGACTCATTCCTAGCTGTAGGAGTCACTCTCGTTCTATATATGCGAGTTCCGACCCCAGTAGTCCCTGCTAATTGCGTTTTTAATGCAGCTAAAATTTGTTCTCTTTTACTTGCCATTAGTCACCTCTATGTTTTGGTGAGAGACAAGATGCACAAAGCACCGTCATCTATCTTTCTAACGCTTCTAACTGTATATCCTGTCCCATTCACAGTAAGACTTCCATCAAAAGCAACTGCGCCTAAATCAGTTGTTTTAGCAATTAATTGATAGTCGGTGGTCATTACCACTCCATCAGCGACTATCTCATCGGGCTGTTCAAGAATCCCCTTGTATGTCGAACTTGAATAAACGACAGTATCTTGGAAATCCTCAAAGAAAATATCTAAATCTTCAGTAAAAGCCATAAGAAAAAGCCCCCTCGCAGACGTAAGGGGGCCATAAATAAATTAGCCGTACTTCTTCAAGCCAAAAGCATTTACAGAAAATGTAAATGATTGACCTGATGAACCGCCAATTGTGTACTTGATGCGAACATAACGTCTTGCATCATCTTTATTCACAGAAACTGCTTGAGCAGATGCTGTACCTGTTACCTGAGTAAAAGCAACAGCACCTGAAGCAATTGCAGCAAATGAAGAGTTATCAGCAGAATCTTCGATTGTTACATCGAGAGTTGGACTTGTACCAGCACCAGCAGCAGAATCTAAAACGAATACAACGTCACCGTCATAAACTCTTAAATCAATACCACTTGTTTGGCCTGTAGCAGTCCTTGCCGCTGTTGGATGACCTGCGATCAAATTTAATTTGCCGAGGTTCTGTTGAATAACTGACATTTAAGCTGTCTCCTTTTTAGGAGTAGAAGGTTTTTCTTTGGGGGCCGCAACCTTCTTTGCAGCAGGTGCAGCTTTTTTAACAGCAGGCTCAACAAATAGTTCAGCCTTGTTGCTGCTAAGTAACATTCGACCTACGTTTTCTTCAACTTCAAGCGTGGAGCCAGCCTTTTTAACAAGGCCAGCAACCATCACTCCTCTGATGAGTTTTACCTTCATCAATTTATGTTCCGAGACAGAAAGCAGTTGGCTGTTTAACACCGAAGTCCACATCTTGTAATGCAACTATTCTAATGCTTCCTGACTTAGACATTGCATAAGGATCAACAGTCAAATCAAGACCAGACCAAAACGCAGCTATTAACTGACTAAAGTCACCGAATAAGCAGTCGTTGTTTGTTAACTGGTTAGAAACAATTACTGGATAACCATTGATTTCATTGTTCGCAAAAACAAATTCACCTGATCCAGCA